AAATGGAAAAAGGAAACTATCGCTAACACAAGCGAAGAACAGTTTCGACAAGAATTTGAGTGTGAGTTTTTAGGTTCAGCGAACACTCTAATCCATCCAACAAAACTAAGGGCGCTTGCTTACAAACGACCACTTAGGACTTGGAATGATGTTGACATATACGATGAACCTAAACAAAACAATATATACGTTATGTCAGTGGATGTATCAAGGGGTGTCGGATTAGACTATTCAGCATTCACTGTATTCGATGCAACCACTACACCATACAAACTTGTAGCAAAGTTTAGAAGCAAAGACATATCACCACTACTCTATCCAAACTATATTCATTCCGTAGCAAGACATTACAACGATGCATATATCTTAGTAGAGATTAATGATATTGGTGGACAAGTAGCAGATATTTTACATAGTGATATGGAGTACGAAAACCTAATCACAACGTCAGTAAAAGGACGTGCAGGTCAACAGGTGAGTGGTGGATTCTCTGGAAACTCTCAGTTTGGTGTTCGTACTACAAAACAAGTCAAAAGAATTGGCGCATCAAATCTAAAAGACTTGATTGAGAATGACAAACTTATCATTGAAGATTTTGATCTGATTTCTGAACTTGCAAGTTTTATTGGAAAAGGGAATTCCTATGAAGCGGAAGAAGGTACTCACGATGACTTGGTGATGACTTGCCTTCTATTTGCTTGGTTGGTGAGACAGACGTATTTTAGAGATGTCACAAATGTTGACATTAGACAAAAAATGTATGAAGATAAAATAAGAATGCTTGAAGATGAACAACTGCCGTTCGGATTAATCGATGATGGACAACCAGAAGAAGGAATATTGAGTGGACCTGAAGACATATCAGAGTATATCAACTCAGTAAACCGCGACAGATGGTTCTAAACACTCATTTTTATAAATATTGAGTAAATCAAGATTATTTTGAATATTCTTAAGAAGGAGAAATGAAAATGGCCTTTCAAGTATCACCTGGCGTAAATGTTAGTGAGATCGATCTCACAACGGTGGTGCCTGCCGTATCTACCACTACTGGTGCCATTGCTGGCCACTTTAAGTGGGGTCCTGTCGATCAGAGAGTTACAATTAGCAGTGAAGACAATCTAGTATCTGTCTTTAACAAACCTAATGCAAATACCGCTGATGACTTTTTTACGGCTGCTAACTTCCTAGCGTATGGTAATTCGCTGATTGTAACACGCGCTGTTACTGGTGCGAATAATGCTACAACAGGCGGCACTGGTGCTTACATTAGTAATGAAGATTACTATAACGAAACTTACGCACATTCAAGCGGACATGGAGATTGGGTAGCAAGATATCCGGGCGACCTTGGTAACTCGCTAAAAGTATCTGCATGTCATAACGCAAACGCATTTGAAAGCACAGTAGCAACTAACTACTATGCAACAAGAGAATCAACAACTGTCACACTAGCTGGTGATGGTCAGGGTACATCAAACACTGAGACAGCATTCGTCGTTGGTGATATCCTACTTCTTGGTCCTGATAAGGAGCAGAGAAAAGTTGCATCGCTTTCTGGTAACACAATCACACTAACATCGAAGTATCAGGGTAACACAGTTGCTAACTTTGCACCTTCTCTTACTCGTCGTTGGGAGTATTTCAACAACTTTGATCGTGCGCCAACAACAACTGCATATGCTAACTCTGTAAACTCACAGGGTGATGCAATTCACATTGCTGTTGTCGATCAAGATGGTGCAATCACTGGTGCTGCTGGTTCAGTTGTTGAAGCATATGAAAACCTTTCAATGGCTCCAGATGCTAAGGGCCCACAGGGTGACACACTATACTACAAAGATAAGATCAATGATCAATCAGATTGGGTATGGTGGGGTGGCCATAACAGTGGATCATCAAAAGCTGGTACAAGAGCCGATCAGACTAACACTGGTTCTGCTGGTTCTGGAACGAATTTCCCAGGCAATGATCTTCCTAGAACAAACAGCATGACTAAAGGTAAGGACGGTTCTGCTTCAGACGCTGCTTACATTAGTGCATACAACAAGTTCAAAGATGCTGATACAACAGACATTTCACTAGTGCTTGGCTCAGGCTCAAGTTCTACTGTTGCTATTCATCTGATCAACAACATCGCTGAACACAGAAAAGATTGCGTAGCAGTCATTTCACCAGAAAGAGCAGATGTTGTCAGCAACGATTCTTATGCTGGTAAAGAGAAGGATGACATTCTCGCATTTAGAGATACTCTACCATCATCTTCTTACGCAGTTATGGATACAGGCTGGAAGTATCAGTATGATAGATACAATGATGTATACCGCTATGTACCACTGAATGGTGATACCGCAGGTCTAATGGTTCAGACTGATCTGACCCGTGATCCTTGGTTCTCGCCTGCTGGTTTCAATCGTGGTAATGTCAAGAATGTTATCAAACTTGCTTACAATCCTAGCAAGGCTGATCGGGATGAACTTTACAAGAAGGGTGTCAATCCTGTTGTAACATTCCCAGGCCAAGGTACTGTATTGTTTGGTGATAAGACAATGCTTGATCAACCAAGTGCTTTTGATCGGATCAATGTTCGTAGATTGTTCATTGTTCTTGAGAAAGCAATTAGCACAGCTTCCAAGTTTACACTCTTTGAGTTCAACGATGAGTTCACACGCTCACAGTTTAAGAACCTAGTTGAACCATTCCTAAGAGATGTACAAGGTCGTCGTGGTATCACGGACTTCCAAGTCGTCTGTGACGGAACAAACAATACTGGCCAAGTTATTGATAATAACGAATTCGTTGGTGACATTTATGTCAAACCAGCGCGTTCAATCAACTTTATCCAGTTGAACTTTGTTGCTGTAAGAACCGGCGTTGAATTTTCAGAAATCGTTGGTAGAGCAACATAAATAAAGGTAAACAGGAGAAAAGACAATGGCTTTTAATGTAAACGAATTTTCAGGCGCCCTAACAAGTGGTGGTGCTAGAAATTCATTGTTTCAAGTGCAAATCACAAACCCGATTAGTGGTGTTGCTGATGTGCAAGTACCTTTTCTCTGCAAAGCCGCTCAAATTCCAGCAGCTACTTTGGGTGTAGTCGAAGTTCCTTACTTCGGCCGCACCGTAAAGATTGCTGGAAACAGAACTTTTGCAGAGTGGGCACCTACCATTATCAACGACGAAGACTTTGCAATTCGCAATGCGATGGAACAGTGGTCTAATGGTATTAACTCTTTCCAAGGAAACCTAAGAACAACTGGTGGTTCTGCGCCTGCTTTGTATAAAGCAAACGCTCAAGTCATTCAGTATTCACAGACAGGCGAAGTGCTTAGAGAGTACAATTTTGTTGGTGTATTCCCAACAGAAGTCAGTACTATCGATCTCGCATGGGAAACTGAAGGTATCCAAGAATATACTGTCACTTTCCAGTATGACTATTGGGAAGTTTCTGGTGGCGTTACCGGCAACGCCGGCGGCATCTAAAATCCGTTTTTAGTTATGGTGGGGGTGTCTATAAATACTATAAGGACATCCCCCATTTTTCATTGAGGATATAACATGGCAGTAAATCTATTCGGTTTTAAGATTGGTAAAGATGATGACGATAAGAAAGTCGAAAATTTACCATCATTTGTACCACCAGCACAGGATGATGGAAGCATCACAGTTGCTGAAGGTGGTGCATTTGGCACGACCGTAGACTTAGAAAATACAGTAAAGAACGAAGCGCAACTCATTACAAAATATCGTGAGATGGCTCAACAGCCAGAAGCTGAGAAAGCGGTTGACGATATTGTTAATGAAGCTATCGTAAGTGACAACACTCAATCCCCACTAGAAATTGTACTTGATGACATTGATCAACCAGAGTCAATCAAGAAAAAGGTTCGTGAAGAATTTGAACATGTTCTCAAGTTGATGAAGTTCAACTACAGAGGGTATGATATCTTCCGTAACTGGTATGTGGACGGTAGACTTTACTATCACATTGTAATCGACGTGAAGAATCCTAGACAGGGTATCAAAGAACTAAGACATGTCGATCCACGCAAGATCAAAAAAGTTCGTAAAGAAAAGCGTGATACTGGTCGTAAATTGAATGAAGAAACTCTAGTTAAGAAATACGATGAGTTCTTTGTGTATCAATCGAAGGGTATTACCTCTGAGGGTGAAGGCCTTAAGATTTCACCAGATTCTATTGCATACTGTCACAGTGGACTTTTGGATCAGAAAAATTACACAGTTCTATCGTATCTTCATAAAGCAATGAAACCATTGAACCAGTTGCGTATGCTAGAAGATGCAACAGTTATCTATCGCTTGGCCCGGGCGCCAGAGCGTAGAATTTTCTATATCGACGTTGGTAACTTACCTAAAGCAAAAGCAGAACAGTATCTGCGCGACATGATGGTCAAGCACAAGAACAAACTTGTGTATGATGCAAATACTGGTGAAGTAAGAGATGATCGTAAGTTTCTTACAATGCTTGAAGACTACTGGCTCCCTCGTAGAGAAGGTGGTAGGGGTACAGAGATTACCACACTTCCAGGCGGCCAGAACCTTGGTGAGATGGATGATGTCAACTATTTTAAGAGCAAACTATACGAAGCACTGAATGTCCCTACTACTAGACTTCAAGCAGATGGTGCTTTCAATCTCGGTCGTGCATCAGAGATTACAAGAGACGAATTGAAGTTCTCTCGTTTTGTGAATCGCTTGCGTACCCGTTTCTCAGAAATCTTTCATACTCTACTTGAAAGACAACTTCTACTTAAGGGTGTAATCACAGCCGCTGAGTGGAAGGAGATGCAGGATAAGATTCGCTATGACTTTATGGAAGACAATCATTTTGCTGAACTAAAAGACAGTGAAATTCTTGAGAACAGATTGCGTCTTCTCGCTGATGTTGATCAGTACACTGGTAAGTACTTCTCTACTCTTTGGATTCAAAAGAATGTCCTACGACAGTCTGAAGATGAGATTGAAACTATCAGTCAGGAGATTGAAGATGAAGGTGGTGGTGAAGAAGAAGGTGATGCAGACGAATTTATGTAAAATTCAGTTGCTTTATTTTATAAATAGATAACAGGAGAAAATAATGTCAGACTATACATCAAGAGATGCTGTTGAGTTTGCTTTCGATGGAAACACAGCAAAGTTTAAAGACGCTATTAATGGTATTATGGCTGATAAGGTAGCAGACGCTATCGAAATAAAAAGAGTGGAAGTAGCATCACAGTTTATGTCTGCTCAAGATACAGACCAAGGGGAAACCGATGTCCAAGATTCAGAAGTTTAAAACATTCCTTGAAGCAAGCGCAGCAGATTTGACGCCTGCTAAAAAAGATGATGACGAGTCGAAAGCACTAAAGCCTCGTTCCAAAGGTGAACAGGATTTTGCTGGCGCACATACAACTGAGACAGAACCTGATCCACATGCTGATCCTTCTGTACACAATGGTTCAACACAACCTACATCCCCCAAAGGTTCTGGTGATGGTGAAAAAGAAGTAGTTGCTGCTGGTACAGATGTGCAAGAGCCTCAGGGCGGCGGTGATTCAAAGCGCAGTGCTGATAAAACAGATGGTGACAAAAAAGTAAAAGTCGTCAAAGAAGCTGTGAAAGAAGACGAAGAGCCTGAGGATGATGACGAAGATGACGACGAAGACGAAGACGAAGATGAGGACGAAGATGAACTTGAAGAAGGTGTAATGGACACTCTCAGAAAGATCGTCAAAGATAAGCAAATGCAAAAAGTCAAGTTCAAGAATGGTAAATCCATGCGTATTGATCTGACAACTGCTTCTGCTATCGTAAACGCATTTGATAAGCGTATCAAAAATGCTTCTACAAAAGCAAAGTTTGCTGACGCTATCGAAAAAGATCAAGCATCTTTCATGAAAATGATGGACGTGGCTCTAGGAGGTAAATAATGGCTATCAAAGTTCTTGCAAATACCGTTGCTTTCACTTCAAGTGCAAATAACGTATACAATGCTACTGCTGTTCGCATTACCAACAATGGTTCTGCTAGAACTGTCGTGATCGCTAATACTGCTGCTCCTTCTGAATCTGGACAGCATGGTAATTATCCAGGCAGTCAAGTATCTATCAGAATGAATGCAAATGAAGTAGTGACTGTTCGCAAACGGCCACAAGATACTATTACCGCAGCCGCTGGTGTATTCGGTACTAAAGTAGCGGAGGTATCATCATGAGCATGAAACTTATTTGCGAAGTTAACGAAGAAATTAATTATATCACTGAAGCAAAAGATGAAGACGGTAAGAAGTCCTACTTCATCGAAGGCGTATTCATGCAAGGTGATATTAAGAACCGCAACGGACGTATGTATCCTAAAGAGGTTCTATCAAAAGAAGTTGCTCGTTACAACAGAGAATACGTTGAAAAGAAAAGAGCATATGGTGAACTAGGACATCCACAAGGTCCAACTATTAACCTTGAGAGAGTCTCTCACATGATCACAGACCTAAAGCAAGATGGTCCTAACTTCATGGGTAGAGCAAAGATTATGTGCGAAACACCATATGGAGCAATTGTTAAGTCCTTGATGGACGAGGGCGCACAGCTTGGAGTATCAAGTCGTGGTATGGGTAGCTTGAAGAGTGGAAAGGCTGGCGCACAAGAAGTGCAAAAAGACTTCTATCTTGCAACTGCTGCTGATATTGTTGCTGATCCTTCTGCACCCGATGCATTCGTGAATGGTATCATGGAAAGCAAAGAGTGGGTTTGGGAGAATGGAATAATCAGAGAAGCGACTATAGCTGATTACGAGACAGAAATCAAAAAGGCTTCCAAGTCTGACTTAGAGGGTATAAAACTCAAAGTTTTTGAAAATTTCCTCTCAAGATTGTAATTTTATAAATATAGTGTAAATGAGTAATTATCTGATAAAGGAGACTCAAATGTCCGATAAAGAACTAGAGATGCAAGAGGATGACACAATCCTTGAAGCACAAGAAGTTGTCGAGGACGTTGCTACTGAAGAAGAAACTATTGAGGAAGCCAATACAGAAGCTACCGAAGAAGTTACTGAAGCAGCCGCAATGGACGCCCCGATGCCTAAAACAAAAATTGGTATGATCAACTCTATGGTTGATCAAATGAAAGGCATGAAGAAGGCCGATCTAGAAGCATCCTATGGTGACATCATGTCAGCTTGCAGTAAGGATCATAGTGAAGAAAAAGAAGAAACACCAGCAAAGAAAGTTGTTGCTAGAGAGAGCAAGAGACTCAATAAAGAAGATATCGATGTATCATCTGACGTGCAGGCTCTATTCGGTGACGAAGAACTTTCTGAAGAATTCAAGGATAAGGCCACAACCATCTTTGAAGCTGCTGTTCTTTCTAAGATCAATGAAGTTCTAGAAACTGCTGATGTTGATCTCGCTTCTGATCTTGAAGCTGAAAAAGAAACAATGG